CGCGCCGACTGTCGCACCGGGCACAAAGAAAACGCCTCAGGACAAGCAGCGCACAAATCGCACCACCTTGGTGGAGCGGGCCAAAAAGAGAGGAACCGTTGACGCGGCAGCCGCAGCGCTGTTGACGTTCGACGACGACGGGTAACGGGGGCCCAATCGCCCTCACAGGAGAACCACAATGGCTATTGTTTCAGGAACATTCTTGACGTTTGCTGCGAAAGGCCTAAAAGAGGAACTTTCGGACGTCATCTACAACATCTCGCCGGAGACCACGCCTTTGACGTCCATGGCGGCGAAGGAACGCGGGTCGGCTGTCCTCACTGAGTGGCAGCTCGATGCACTGGCGGCTGTTGACACCAGTAACAAACAGCTTGAGGGCGACGACATTACCTCCTTTACCGCGGTTGTTCCCACGACCCGTGTTGGTAACTACCAACAGATTTCACGGAAGGACTTCGTGATTTCGGGTACGGAGGAAGAAGTCAACAAGGCCGGACGCCGCTCGGAGATCGCATATCAGACTGCCAAGAAGGGGTCCGAGATCCGCCGGGACATGGAGGCGATCGTCTTCGAGAACCTTGCTGGCGATGCGGGGTCGGCTACCGTCGCACGGCAGACCGCCACCCTCGGCGCATGGCTGAAGAGCAACGTGAACATCGGCTCGGGCGGGGGCAACCCGACGTACACCTCCGGTGTGCCGGGCGCCGCACGCACCGATGGGACGCTGCGCGCGTTCACCGAGACCATCCTCAAGGATGTGCTGCAACAGATGTGGGTCGCAGGAGCCGAACTGAAGTTCGTCTTCGTCGGGCCTGTCAACAAGCAGAAGGTCTCTGCGTTCGCCGGTATCGCTACCGCGACGTACAACATCAGCGGTAGGCGCCCCGGGCAGTCCACCATCGTTGGTGCGGCTGACATCTACGAGTCGGATTTCGGTACCCTCGAAGTCGTACCGTCACGGTTCCAGCGGGAACGGGACGCGTACTGCATCGATCCGAATTTTCTCGCGATCTCTCACCTTCGCCCCTTCCGCCGGGTACCCCTGGCGAAGACCGGCGATGCCGAGAAGCGCATGATGCTCGTCGAGTGGGCCCTCAAAATGAAGAACGAAGCCGCGCAGGGTCTGGCGGCAGATCTCACCACCACCTAAGCGTGGTAGACCGGGGCGAGAGCCCCGGTCCCTGGTGGGAATAGGAGAAGCGAAATGCCAACACTGTCAACCCTTGCACGAGCAATCGCAACTTTTACTTCTGCGACTATTCTCAATGCTGAAACGGTTACGGTCAATGGAAAGGTATACACCTTCCAAACGACGCTTACGGACGTTGACGGCAACGTCAATATTGGCGCGGACGCCGCCGGTTCGGCCTCGAATTTGCTTGCAGCTATCAACCTCTCAAACGCGGGGGAGAGCGCTGTCGGCGCTGGCACGGATTACGCTGCGTCGATGACCAAGCATGTTGATGTCTACGCGACCCGAGTTACGACTGTGGTCACGTTTGTTTCCAATGTTCCTGGCACCATAGGGAACCGTTTGGCTCTCGCTGAGACCAGCGCTGGATCAATCAGTGGCGCCCTTTTTACGGGGGGTGCCGGCAGCATGGCGACCGCGATCGAGGAAATTCGTGACGGAGGCCAAGTCAACGCCGATGTGCTCAACGCTCTCGATCAGATCGACGGCAGTGCGCTCGGCGAGTCACCGGTCTAATGAACGGGCAAGTTGTATCGGGGGACGCGCTGTGCAAACAGCGCGTCCTCTGGCACGAAGACCTCGCGACCGGGGACGTGACCCTGGAGACTATTGTGGATCTCACGGAGATCATCGACTACAATAAGTCTCTGTATAACAGCACAGACGAGCGTGCAACCTTCAAGGGGCGCACGCTCATGGCGAAAATCCCGATGGGCCTCTTCATGCAACTCGATAGGCTGGGAATTACTCGGGACGACAAGCGCTTCAGAAAATGGCTGGACGACCCCGACAACCGAGCGTTTCGGACGCGGCCGGGGAAGATGTCCAAATAGGGTACTATGTACACTAAATAGGGTACTAAACCCCTTTGTGTACCGTGAAAGGAACTCAAGAGATGTCTGAGAAGACAGACTACAAACCACGCATCACTGTGTGCATACCGATGCGGGGCAGCAACCCGTCGTTCTTTACGTATGATCTGGTGAACATGTATGCCCACACTGCAGTAGCATTCGCACCCGACACCGCGGATCTAGGCATACTGACAGTCGAGGGGACGTACATTCACACGAATCGCAATGACCTCGCGGAACAGGCGTTGAAGGCGGGGTGTGACTACATCCTCTGGTTGGATGACGACATGCGGTTCCCAAAGGATACGCTGTTGCGGTTGTTGCGGCGCCGTAAGAAGATCATTGGGGCAAACTATCCGACGCGCAAGGCGCCCTTCGTTCCCGTGGCGATTGCGAGCATTGAGGGTCGGACGAAGCACATGCCAAAATCCGATGAGGACCCGCTTACGCCAGTTGAGGCAATCGGATTCGGAGTCGCACTGACTCATACCGAAGTGTTCAACAGCATTCGGTATCCGTGGTTCGAGAACAATAGGGACCGCGAGAACGATCGATGGGTTGGGGAAGACGTAGACTTTTGCATGAAGGCGCGGGAGGCAGGGTACGAGGTTTTCGTGGACAATGAACTATCCGCCGAGGTAGCACACATCGGAACCTTTGAGTACCGCATGGTGCATGCCCAGGCGATAGAAGAGGCAGAGAAAGAATATGGCGATCACGACCTACACGGAGTTGCAGACGGCGATAGCGAACTGGCTCAACCGGCCTGACGCGGAAACCGCGTTGCGAATCCCTGAGTTTATTTCTCTACTCGAAGACACGCTCGGTATCGATGACGCGATTCGAGAGGAGCGGCGCGATACCCTCACTATCCAACAGCAGATAACCACACTGCCGGCGGACCTTCGTGAGTTGATTTCTCTGTCGATCAACACGGGGACCGTATTCGGCCCCATCGAGATCGTGGCACCGGAACAGATCGACACACTCAACGCCACCTACCTTACGGCCAGCTTTCCGCGGTTTGGCGCCATTATGACGAATGGCACCGAACTCAAGGTTATCCCTACGCCAGATCAGGCATATGTCGCCAACATCGAGTACTGGCGTACGCTTGATCGGTTGTCGGGCACTACCGCTTCTAACTGGATACTGGCAAGTCACGCAAACGTGTACCTGTTTGGTTCCTTGGTCGAGGCTGAACCCTACCTCAAGAACGACGACCGGTTCCCGCTATGGCAGTCGCGTTTTGACAAGGCACTCTCGGATCTCAAACTGTTCATCCAACGGCGTAAGTGGAGTCCCAATACCCTTGTTATACGCCCAAACCCGCGACGGGTTATCGGAGCTAAAATGTAATGGCCGACACGACCACTACCAACTTCGGACTCACCAAACCCGAAGTCGGCGCATCCTCGGGGACCTGGGGGGCCAAACTCAACACCGACATGGATCTGATCGACACGCAGATGCAAGTCAATGTGGTTGCCGCAGCCGCGGCGCAGACGACGGCTGACGCAGCGTTGCCTGTCGCCGGTGGGGTCATGACGGGCGAAGTAGATGTTTTGACTGAGCGTCTCGCCGAAACTGCGCTCGGTAGCATCAGTGGGGCAAACGACCTGGACTTGGATCTCTCGAACACCTTCTCAATGACGATCACAGGGGCGACTACGCTTTCGGTCATCAATGCGCCGACCGCAGGCTCCTTTGTTCTCGGGCTGTTGTTGCTGGTTACCAACGGGGGAACGAATGTCACGTTTCCCGGGTCATTCGAGTTCCCCGGCGGCACAACGCCGACCCTAACAACTTCGGGCGTCGATCTTATCGCCGCGGTAAGTTTCGATGGTGGCGTAACGTGGAAGGCAAACGCCTTGCTGGCTTTCTCCTAATGATCGAGACGCTGGCTATGATCCTAGTAGCAGGAACCGTAGCGGCGCCGGCACCGGCGCCCAGCGGGGCTCCTGTGAGCCCGTTCATTACCACGTTTGGTGTCTCACCACAATTCTGGCGCGTCAACTGGACGAACGGGGACGCAACGGCATACACGCGCGTGTATGTCGCCGATCTTGGAGACGTTTTCGCCAACGCCGTATTCCAGGGGTCCACAAACCCCGGCGGTACGTCTTTTGATACCGCGATTGAGTTTAGCATTCTCATCGGGAGCCAGAAGACCTTCTTCGTCACCCACAGAAAGAACGGGCAGGAGTCGAGTGCTGTATCGGTGAACACAGCATGATGGACAGTGAACTGCGGCGAGAACTCTCCGACATTAAGGAGGCTTTAGCTCGCACAGAAACCTGGGTGAAGAACCTGTACAACCAAAAACACGAGCCGCGTATTTCTTCGCTAGAACGTTCGCGCGCTGGTGCAGTGGCGGCCCTCGCCGTCATAGGAGTACTTCTGGGATGGCTGATAAGACTCGTACTGTAAAGACCACCAACGTGCTACGATATGTAGCTATCGTTGCGTTTGCTGCGCTGTTGGGAGCGGGCGGTACCGGGTGGCTGCTCCTCGACAAAGATCCGGGCAAGCTCGTGTCCCTTCTTCAGGTTGTAGTCATCGTGCTTGGCATCGGCGAAGCAAGTAACATCGGCAAAAGGGCTACCTTCAAGAAGGAAGCCGCGGAGGAGTAATGACACTTGAACAGATCTTCTCGATCGAAGATGCCGTGATTGGTGTTCTGGACATGGACGGCTTCGTGTATTTTACTATGACGCCAACTCGTCTCGCAGACGGAGATCATACCCTTGAGTCCATGCTAGTTGACGGGACTACTGAACTGCGTCTCGGATACCGGCTCGGCATCATAGGCGCGGACGGAGAAAAGACTATACGCTTGCTACAGCAGCAGCAGGCGCACAGGCGTTTCGAGGAGAGTGTTCCCGACCGAGCAACCGTGACGGTTCTCTAATGGCACGACCGCGGTTCTTTTCTCTCAAGTTGCCCCCGGGCATCTTTCGTAACGGTACGAAGTACCAAGCGAAGGGGCGTTGGTACGACTGCGCGCTTGTTCGATTTCTTGAGGGCGCCGTGCGTGCTATCGGCGGATGGGAGCCGGTCGCCGGCGCGCTGACCCTGGTTACCTATCTGAACGATACGTTCACTGACCCTGATGCCACTTCGCTTTCGGCGCACACAGTATCCCCCATACCTGCGAGCGGAAATTCGTACAATCTTAGTACTGGTGCTTTGTGGACAATCGAGTCCAACCGATGCGAGATCACAGCTGGTGGTACCGGGGAGCCCAAGTGTGTCTCTGATGTCGCCATAGCTAACATCGAACTCGCTACCGAATGGCGGTGGTCGAACGTTGACTTTACCAACTTCAAACTCGGTACGAACTCCAGCCGGTTTAACGTACAAATGTATCGTAAGGACAACGTTCCAAATACCCTGAACTTCAACGACGAGTGGGTTGGATTCTCTTTGCACGGGTTGGCGGGAGGAGTGGTACAATGGTTTGCCGAAAGAAAGTTCGACAATGGTACTGGTGCATTCGAGGAACAGGTTGCCCTCGCTGGCCCGCTAACCCCATACGGAACTACCAAGATCGACATAGGAGTGACGTGGTTATCGGACACCAAAGCCCAGTTGTGGACCGAGCCGGGTGGCGGTGGTACGCGCACCATAATCGCGACCCACACTTTTGGGGCCAACTACAGGGACGGCTCGCACCAGTTCTACGGCTTTTTGTTTCGCGCGGGTACCGGGCAATCGAATATCGTACTTTCCTTCGACGAGGTTCAGGCCGGCTTGGTGGTATCAGGCAAGACTCGAAAGTTGTTAGGGTGGCGTGACAATGCGTCCAATGCCGCTAAGTTGGCGATTGGCACCAATAGCAACGTCTACGTGTTCACGCAGGGCACTACGGTAGATATAACCCCGGCGGGATTGACCGCGGGTTTGGAAGACTCGGAGGTACAAGTAGGACTCTACGGCTCCGGGCTCTACGGACTATTCAACTACGGAGAGGGGGACCCGGCGCAGTCTGCGCTTATCGAAGCCGGTTCGTGGCAACTCGATAACTTTGGCGACTTTCTCATCGGTACCCTTACGAGTGACGGAGATCTGTTTTACTGGGACGGCGTAGCAGCCACGATGGTACAGATGACTGATTCCCCGGCTGCTTGTGATGCAGTTGTAGTAACCCCTGAACGCTTCATCGTGGCGCTCGGCGCCGGCGGTGAGGTGCGCCGCATTGAGTGGGCAACCCAAGAAGGCGGCATCAACAAAGTCGGAGACTGGGATCCTACGGGACTCAATACCGCGGGCGGTATCACCTTACCCGGCAACATGGCAATCATGGCCGGGCGCCGCAGCAAGAACGAGACATTGGTCTTCACGACACAGGATCTGTACGCGATGCAGTTCATTG